CGCGCCCACCTGGTTAGCTACACCAGGATTTGCTATGACCACCTAAACTAAAACCTACGTCTATATACACCGGCTCTGTTAAACCGGACCCGAGATGCCCCGGGCTTATTTTTAGGCTATTATCCTCAGCGAGAGTTATTTAATTTTTACTTTTGCCAGTTATACTCAGGGTGAGCTATTAATAAATAAGAGAAAATCGAGTCGCGCAGTTGTGTGTACATACAACTAAAACGAAAATGAGACTGGGCTTCCAGACGGCATAGGTGTGACCATAATGCCAATGGAAGTGATGCCATCGACAGAGCCAGGTGCAAACTTAATTTGGGCAATGAACGCATTACTCAGCTTAAGAATGTTGACCCAAGCAGTGGTCATTGTTTTGCCGGAAGCAGACACAGTGTCCGTGGTTGTGACCACAGCGAAGTCCGATCTAGGCGCCTGAATCTGGATACCACCAGTAATTGTGGTAGCAAAAATGATTGTTTGGATACAGAACCAGCCAAGCTTGTTGAAAGCAAGACCATTCTTGAGAGTGGAACTAGAAACACTCGACAATCCGAAAGGTTGACCACTAACAGGGGTCAAACCTTCGTCAAACCATACTTCATCGCCGTCTCCATTAGCTGGGTCAATGACCAATGCTGATGGATCGCCGAGAACAATAGGCTGTGGAGTGATCAGTTCAACATCGTACTCAACGAAAATTGAACCAACCGATGTTTCAGTATCTTGTGGATTACCAAACGTGGCGACGTAGAACACACCATTGTCATACGTCTTGAGGTCACTACCAAACACTGCGTCACCACGAGTGTACAGCACCTCAAATTGAGACGATGGAACTGTTAATTCACATTGTCCCCAAAGAGAGCTATCACACTGTTGCGGGTATTGGTAGATCTGCGCTGCAGTGGTTGGAAATGAATCCAATGCATCACGAGCGAATGCTATAACCACACGTCCTGGGGTGGATGTGCCACAAAGGGGCTGGTAGGTAAACCTGAGGTTACTAAACCGATATTTTTGATGGCTCTGAGCTATGCGAGACAACCACGGGAACGATGAAGTTAACCCTGGTTGAACCGACATTGGTTGCAACAACTTATATGTGCCAGTAATAGATGTTGTTACATCAGTAACAAACTCGCGGTTATGGACACGATAATTAGTTGTGCTTGGTTTTGAGCGAAAATTTTGGGATCGGTAATTTAACGCGACAGGTGCAACCCCCAGTTGTCTGGGAATTGCTGAGAATTTCGCTCTCAACATTTGGTTGCGAGCGTTTTGTCTCCCTTTGTTGTTTCTCCTCTTTCCTTGAACCAACTTCGACAGGTTGTTCACGGTGAGGTGTTGTTGAATCTCGTCGCCAATCTTGTTGGCGATTGCGTTTACGGCTGAGGCGGCCAAATATTTGCCTGCCTGTGCGCCGAATTGATTTGCTGCGACTAATGCCATTGTGAATAAATATAAGAGAAAATTTGAAATTAATTTTATTATAGTTGGGGTAGGGCTGTAATCCTACAAGTATACTACGGGTGGGTCTACGCTTTATGACGTCTGTATTATACTTTGTGGGTCTACACGGAATATGAACTAAGCTCCACACAATTGGGGTATTGAATCAATTTGTGTGGGTTATAAGTTTTAACCATGTTAAGGTACCAATCCTCGATGATCTCTTGCTTATCAGGCAAGATTCCAAACGCTCTCCAAAAACTGACCCGGGACTCGTCACTTGGTTTAGTGAACCCGGTATGCATTCCGATTGAAAGATAATTCATGCCAGACCAATGTCTCTGCTCGGTGGATTGTTTGACTTTACGTCCGGTAACAAGTGACTGGTAAAGCCCATAGTATATAGGCATATCTCCAGCCAACGCTTTACCACAATCCGCCAACGCCTGTAGCTGATGTGCCCAGGCACCTTCTGTGGAGACATTTTGTATACTGACCAAATCCTTAGTCATGCAGACATGGGGATTACGACACGCGCGATAATCCCCGTTGACAAACACTGGTTGCGTTTGACAAAACTGCACTTGTTCCAAAATATACACGGGCGGCTCAATCTTCATGGTGTAACCCATTTCCTTAAACCAAGGTCCAAGGTTGTTGAGGCGCGCCAGACTGGCACTCTCCATGAACAGTACGCAATCATCCCCATTATTGATGAGGGAATAATCGCTGGTTCGAAAACCAAGTTCATCCATGTACGAGTAAATCATTGCGCACATCAATACGCAATTTCCCAATCCGGTGTTCATGTCTCCAGACATGCGACATCCTTCGGTTTTGTACCTCACGATACCATCACTGGTGCGAGCGTAGCCTCTGTTATATAGTTGCATCCTTAACAGCTTGGCTAACCACTTATCTCCAGGAAAGTACCTACGGTAAACGGAATGCTCCCAAGACAAAGCGACCACACCACAGTGCTGATCAAACCTCGACGCATCAAGGCCAACAGCTACTGGTCGTTTGAATTGGGACCATTTTTGGTGCATAAGGTGGCCCATCTCATCTGCATTTAAGCATTTTGAAACGGTTGGCGACCCAAACACCTTTGCTATATCTCTATACACCTTCTTTTCTATGCATTTTATGTACACTCCAATAGTCGCGTTGTAACGCAAGGACCGTGGCTGTATGGCCCGCGGACAAGGATTCTCTTTAGCTGAAAGATTCACCTTTTCCGCTTTCGAAAATGCGCAAATCTCTGCATCGCGTTCCGTGAAAGGCTTTAGGTTGAGCGATTCAACGGCTTTCTGATACGAAGTGAGTCGACGACCTGTGTAGGTGGCCAGGAATTGCTCCCTGGTCCACTTGGTGGTAGGTGTCACCTCTTTCAGAAATTGTTGTTTAAAGCGCTTCATGCGAGATTCGAACAATTCGGGAACTGCCTGAGGTGGCCGGGTAAATTG